CTGCTGGACTTAAAGGAGATTAGAATGAAATCATGTGTAACCTAATTAGATCCAGTATTAAAACTTTAAGGAAAAAGGAGGATAGTCTATGGCAGATTCATTCGGATCGCGTTTGAAAAGTGCATGGAGTGCATTTAGATCGCAGGATAAAGAAGCATATACATACCAAGATTATGGCTATGCCTCGAGTACAAGTCCTGTTCGCACTCGATTAACTAGTGGAAATGAACGATCAATTATTACTGCAATTTATAATCGAATTGCCCTTGACGTTTCTTCCTTTGATATAAATCATGTTCGAATGGATGGTAATAAACGATATTTAGATGCGATCGACAGTGGTTTACAAAATTGTTTAACAGTTGAAGCAAATAAAGATCAAACTGGACGTGCACTTATTCAGGATGCGGTATTAAGCATGTTTGATGAGGGCGTTGTTGCAATAGTCCCAGTAGAAACTACTAATTCCCCAATATTTTCTGGCTCTTATGATATATTATCTTTAAGAACTGGACGGATTATTGCCTGGTATCCAGATTATGTTAGAATTGATTTGTATAATGACCTAGTTGGTATCCGAGAAGAAGTTGTTCTTCCAAAGTCTCTTGTTGCAATTGTTGAAAATCCGCTGTATGCGATTATGAATGAACCTAATGGTACTTTGCGCCGATTGATTCGAAAATTAGTTTTATTAGATGCAATTGATGAGCAAAGTGGTAGTGGAAAGCTCGACCTAATTATACAGTTACCCTACATTATAAAAACCGAAGCTCGTCAAAAACAGGCCGAAGAACGACGTTTTGCTATTGAAAGGCAATTAAGTGGAAGTAAGTATGGTATTGCTTATACTGACGGAACTGAACATATCACCCAATTAAATAGGCCTTCGGAGAATAATTTACTTGGCCAAATTACGTATTTAACCGGAATGCTATATAACCAACTTGGAATTTCAGAAGATGTGTTTTCGGGTAAAGCAAATGAAAAGACAATGCTAAACTATTTTAATAGAACCGTTGAACCCATTGTAACTTCTATTACAGAAGAAATGCGCAGAAAGTTTTTGACAAAAACAGCAAGAACTCAAGGGCAAACTATCATGGGCTTCAAGGACGTTCTTCGTTTGGTTCCGGCCAATGAAATGGCTGAAATGGCAGATGGCTTTACACGAAATGAAATTCTAACAGCTAATGAAATTCGTGCAATTCTTGGCATAAAGCCTGCAGATGATCCTGGTGCCGATGAACTTAGAAATAAGAATATGCCTCTAGATCAACAGCCACTTAAACCAAGAAAGGAGCCGGAAGAAGAACCCGAAAATTCAGAGACCGAAGAGCCAAAGTCACAGTTTGATATGTACAAATCAAAATAGAAGGAGATACTATGAAAAAAGATATTAAGTATGATTTTAGTGGCTATGCTACTAAAGTCGGCTTGAAGTGTAGTGATGGAAGAACCATTCTTCCAGATGCATTTCAAGAGAATGATGGGCAGGTAGTTCCATTGGTATGGCAGCATTTGCATAATGAGCCTGGTAATATTTTGGGACATGCCTTGCTTGAGAATAGAGCCGATGGTGTTTATGCTTACTGCTCATTTAATGAATCCTCAGCTGCAAAAGACGCAAAAGAAGCGATTAAGCATGGCGATATCAAAGCTCTTTCGATTTATGCAAATTCGCTAATTGAAAAGGGTAAGAATGTTGTGCACGGTTTAATCCGTGAAGTGAGCCTGGTTATTGCTGGTGCAAATGCTGGGGCTTATATTGATAACCTTGCTTTTCAACATGGTGATGGGTCAGTAACAGAAGATGAAACTGAAGCTATTATTTCTGCCAACTTGGATCTTGAACTTTTCCATACAGAAGAAGTTAAGGAAGAAATCAAGCATGAAGAAAAAGAAGAAACTGTAGCTGATGTTTTTGAAACTCTTAATGAGAAACAAAAAACCGTTGTATATGCAATGATTGCAGAGGCTCTTCAATCCGCAGGTGAAACTGAGGAAGAAGAGGTAGATGAAAATGAAGATGAAATCAAACAATCAGACAATAAAGGAGATTCAAATATGAAAAAAAACGTTTTTGACAATTCAACTAAGGAAGGTGATAATACTATGAAACATGCCGCTTTGACTCAGACCGAACTTCGCGAGATCTTGGATGATGCTCGTCGTTCGCAGTCTTCATTGAAAAATGCATTCTTGGCGCACGGTTTTGATACGCTTGCCGAAGCCTATATGTCTTATCAGGGAACTGATGAAGATAAGGCAATTCAACATTCAATTACTGATATCGGATATTTGTTCCCCGATCATAAGGCGACTTCAAATACTCCTCAGATTGTTGCCCGTAAGACTGAATGGGTAAAAAAGGTCTTTGATGCCGCTAAGCATATTCCCTTTGCTCGCATTAAGACTCTCGTTGCTGACCTGACTCCTGAATCTGCTCGTGCTTTGGGTTATATTAAGGGTGAAGAGAAGGTTGAAGAAGTCTTTGCTTTGCTGAAACGCACCACCGATCCTCAGACTGTTTATAAGAAACAGAAAATTGATCGCGATGATCTGATTGATATTACTGACTTCGATGTAGTTATGTGGCTTCGCAATGAAATGCGTATGATGCTGGAAGAAGAACTTGCTCGTGCAATTCTTGTAAGTGATGGTCGTTCCGGTGCGAGTGATGATAAGATTTCTGAAAGTAAGATTCGCCCTATCGCTCTTGATGATTCTCTCTATACTGTCCCGGTTAACGTTGCGGCTACTGGTACGAACACCGAGCCTACGACAGCTGAGCTTATTGATGCGATTATTCGCGCTCGCGCAGATTATCGTGGAAATGGTATTCCGACCTTCTTTACTACCTCCGATATTCTCAGCGATATGCTTCTTTTGAAGGATAGTCTTGGGCGCCGGATCCACAATACCGTAGCTGATCTGGCCGCGGCTCTGCGCGTTGCAGATATTGTGGAAGTTCCTGTAATGAGCGGAATTGTTAATCCCGATACCGATGAGCTTGATTATAGTGAATTGGCTGGTGTTCTGGTTAACATGAATGATTATTCGATTGGTGCTGATAAGGGCGGAGGGATCCAAATGATGGATGACTTCGACATCGACTTCAATCAATACAAGTATTTGATCGAAACCCGCGTTTCTGGTGCTTTGACAGTTCCGCATTCTGCTTTGGCTATTTGGATTGAGAAACCGGAACCTGTGTATCCTAGCGCCTAATTTTAAATAAGGAGATATTTATGAGTAAATTTTATGGACCAATTGGTTATATTACTCAGCAAGAAATATCTCCAGGCATATGGGATGACGTAGCTGTAGAGCGTTCTTATCGAGGGGATATTCTTCAGAATATTCGAAAGTGGGAGCCAACCGAACATAAAAATGACGATGTTGTTATTTCAAATCGGATTTCCATAATTGCAGATATATTTGCATATGAGAATCTTTCTACAATACGTTATGTTTCGTGGATGGGGATTCGTTGGAAAGTAAATAATATTGAAATCCAACGACCCCGTCTAATTTTAACACTTGGGGAAGTTTATAATGGGTGATAGACTTGAATTACATCAAATTTTGTTGGATTTAATAACTCCACATAATGTATATTTTCAGCCACCTTCATCAATTAGACTTACCTATCCCTGTATTATCTATGAACTGGATGATATTAATGTACGTTATGCGGGTTCAGTAAAATATGCGAAGCATAAGGCATATTCTGTAACCCTGATTGACTCAAATCCAGATTCGGAAATTGTGGATAAAATTATGGGTTTAGATTATTGTGAGTTTGATCGGCATTTTATTTCAGATAATTTAAATCATTACGTATTTACATTATTCTATAAAAATTAAGGAGTTTAATTATGGCAGAACTAGTTTGGGATGATATTGGCGAACGTTTTTATGAAACTGGTATTAACCATGGCGTATTATATGTTGTTAACCCACAGACCGGAGAATATGGAGATGGGGTCGCTTGGAATGGCCTTATTTCTATTGCAGAAAAGCCATCGGGTGCCGAACCAACGCCACTTTATGCAGATAATATCAAGTATTTGACTCTTGTTAGTGCTGAAGAATTTGGCGCTACCATCGAAGCCTATACATATCCCGATGAATTTGCAGAATGTGATGGATCTTATGAATCTTCTGATGGCCTTTTCATTGGCCAGCAAACTCGTAAGAAATTTGGTCTTGTATATAAGACCCTTGTTGGAAATGATGTTGCCGGTAATGCTCTTGGTTACAAATTGCATATTATTTATGGAGCATTGGCCGCGCCTTCTGAGAAATCATATTCAACAATTAATGATTCCCCAGAAGCTATTACTTTCAGCTGGGAAATTACGACTAGCCCAGTAGAAATTACTGGTTTCTTGCCCGCAGCTATGCTGGTTATCGATAGTACTAAGGCAGACGCAACCAAGTTGGCCGCACTGGAAGATACGCTCTTTGGAACATATTTGACTGATCCAACTCTTCCTAACCCGGATGAAATTATTACCGCACTTGCCGTACCGTAAAGTATTTAGT